GGTCAAGGCGTAGGCACAGGGCTTCAAACTCCTGGACCTGTTGCAGAGTGAGTTGACTGCGTCCCGGAGTTCGTGACAACACCCAATCACAAGTACGGCTGCCGTCCCGCACAGCAAAATTGTAGCGTCGACGATATACCTGACTGATGATTGTGCGTTCCATACTGATATTTATTTTGGATTAAATATGCTGATAATGAGACCACCCTTACCCCAAGCAGGCAGCATGCACATGCGGAACCAGGCAAAAACGGCACATATAATTGTGCCTGATGCTTGGTGGGTCATGACCTATCAAGGTGCTCTGTGTCAGATCAAGGACACACATGATTATTCGGACGATGTGCATAGATATAGACGCAATGGTTGGACCAGCGAAACTGTGGCCAGAAGCACTGCACGAAAAATGAACGAACTGTTTCACAGTGAACACTTTGGTGTGCGTCAAATACAAGGAGTCAATCATGGGTCAAGCTAGGTTAAGAGCACAAGAAATTGCTGAAATCAAGCGGTGGGGCGGTAGGCTCATGAGCACTCCCAAAAAGTCTGCACCTGTGATGTTTAGAGCAGGCGACGACATGTGGATGATTTCGGATGGGGAATTTGGCACCTGGCTAAAGGCTGCACATGATATCACTGTGCCGACAGAAGCACAACAGGAGTTTGCTAGGCTGGCCTTGATAGCAGAACGTTCGGGTCTTAAAGAACATGAATGTCAGCAGTGGTTCATGCTGCAACTCAAAATCTATGCAGACGCAAAATTGTCAAAACCCATGCCAAAACCCATTGTGTTTGCAAAGTCCAATAAGTAAATGATATGGAAATGAAAGATTCAAATTTAACCAAACCCCGAGGCAAGCGTGGAGGTGCTAGACCCAACGCTGGTCGCCCACGAGGATCTGTAGACAAAGTCACCATTGCCAGCCTCCTGTCAGCAGTAGACACTGCCTCAGGTCGTAGCTACACTGATCTCCTTACGGAAGACTTTTTAAATGCTCGTCGCGGTAACGATCATGGACTCACTGCCAAGTACCATAATCTAATTCTAAACAAAGTAATGGCCACAATGAACTCAGTAGAAGTTTCAAGCCCACAAGACGAAGTTGATGCCAAACAGGCAGCGTTCACAGCGGCCCTGGCCAAGATAACTGAAATTGCTGCCACAACTAAATAACATTATGCCGTTAACAAAATCAACATCCAAGAAGGCCTTCAAGGAAAACATCTCTCGAGAAATGTCATCAGGTAAACCACAAAAACAAGCTGTGGCCATTGCCTATGCTGTCAAGCGTGACGCGGCTGCTAAAAAGACTTCGAAGTCAAAAGGAAAACAAAAATGAAACCCAATGCAAAAACGCAAATGGACCAAGGCTTAGGCTTTGATGGTGCTGGTCGAGAGTCAACAGGCTCAGTACGCGGTGGCTTACATGTGAACCGGTTTACAGGCTACATGAATGATGGCCGCTTGGTCAACAAAGGACGTGGCCCCACAACAGGTAATATGGGTTGTGGTGATCCCAGCCGTGCAGGTGCCTCCACAAGCGTTACCCGAGATAAATTCAGACCAGCCCCAACAAGTTCAGTTCCCTCAGTGCCCAAACAAGGCACAGTGCGTGATTCAATCAATCGTGGCAGCCAAGTTCGCACGCCAGGTGGCACTAGAGCATGGGATCCAAAAGCCACACAGAACTACAATGGCAATCCTGATTCAATTCGCATTGGTCAATCCGGTGGTGAAGGTTATGGTGCTGCCACAAGAGGCAGTCGTCCTAGCACTTCTGCTGGGCAGACCAACTTCAACTATGGCCCCAAGAGCCAATACTAAGGACTGACACAAAATGGTTCCATTCACACCCATTGGACGTTCAGCTGTAGTAGACTACACTGATGACTCCACAGACACATCAATCACCATTACCACTGGCGGCACTGGCATGCCCAACGTGCTGTACTGTGTGAACGAAGACTCAGCCAACATTGTGGCAGTGAGCTACAGTTTTGACTCACAAGACACCAATGCCATTGTGCCATCATCAGGTGCCAATGGTCTTGGTGCCATCATCCCACCTTATGGTTATGCCATGATTGCCATCCCACAAGCTGCCAACCAAACTGGCAACTTGTATGTGAGTGCTGCTGGACATTCAGGCACAGGCTCAGTCTACATCACGCCTGGCGTGTTGTTCAAATATTAAACGGATATTACAAATGCCTACAGTCATTACCACCGCAGTAGAAAGTCTAAAAAACACAGCTACTCAGAACTTGTTCACCATAGCCACAACTGGCGAAGGCACCACTCGATTAGACACGGTGCTGTCACCACAGACAGTGACATTCAATACCACTGTGGCCAATATTGGCACCAATATTACAGCCAATGTGTCAACTGGTGTGTTCAGTCTTAGTGGTGCTGCCAATGTTGCTTATCAGCTGTCAGCCAGTTTAGACATGCCCAACAATCCACGCGGAGCCCCACCTGTAACATATGGTTGGGTCAACGCAGACACTCTAGCAGCCATTGGCCCCACAGCAGTGCCTGGTGTGCCTGTGAGCACAGTGTTTTACAACACCACAGGCAACACAGTCACAGTGGCTGTTCAGGTGGCAAGCCAGGCATCAGCACCATTTGTGTATCCTACACAAATTCTGAATGCCACAGCCACAGTTACTGAATTATCAGGCTACACAGTAGCATAAGGAAACATCATGAGAACATCAACCACTAACCCCAATGCCAAAAGCATTAATCAATCACGTGGTCCCACAACAGGCAACCACAACACAGGATCTAAACGTGCTGACTTCATGAGTGAAAAGGCCAAGTCAGGTTCAGAAAAGTCTGCACTGGCTGACATGGTCACATCAGCTGTGGCCCGTAGAGGCGAACTCATGCGATCAGTACGTGATCCAGCAGTGGAACCCTTACACGCCAACACCAATGTTGGTCGTGGACCCACAAAAGGCAACGCTGGCAAACAACAGAAGTCTGGTGCCGCTCGCAAAGGTGCTGTGGGTGCCACTTCAGGTTATTAAGAGAACCCCCCACTAGAACACACACGGGGTGTGTTCTAGTTTTTGATTTGTTTTGAAAAGGAAAAGACATGAACAAACGACCCGTCACCAACGACAACAATGTATGGGATGATGCCACTGACACAGTGACTGAACCCGCAAAACCCTCCAAGCCTAAAAAACCAGAACCCGTGATTGAATCACGTGAGTTTGATCTGGAAGGCCTCATGACAGACTTTCCCACAGCCAAAGATTTAGAACGCTTTGTGTATGATGAAACAGGCATTGTGCTGAACCTCAAAGGTCGTGCCAACAAACTGAAATATCAGATTGCCATGGACACTCTAAATGGTGTTGCAGTAGAAGCTCGCTACATTGGCAAAGACAATCCTTACTTGGAAAAGACTGACATGGTGCCAGAAGAGCCCATGAAAGAACTGCCACCTAGAGATCCAGGTCTGCCACCCCGAACAGAACTGCAGAATGAATTCTTCACTGCGTTTGTGCCACACTCGGATCAGGAGTATCATGCACAGGGTCGCAAGATGCATTGCACATTCAAGAAGTATAAAAACGGCATGATTACCTATGAAGTGATTGGTCCTATCGAGCCAAGACCCTATGGTGAAAAGATTGACAAGTGGGGCAAGGTGCGTCCCGAAATCATTCGCTGGGTTGATCCCCGCACTGGTGAACAGATTGTGCAACGCCCTGATGGATCATTTACTCCCATTGGACGACGCTTGAAAGCCATGATGCAGACCATGCGTTACAACGATTCAAATCAATGGGTGCGTTATATTGACCGTGACTTCATTAGCCTGGATCACAAGGCCGCAATCAACCCATGGGACCTAGATGAATAATCCCACCATACGAGATGGCATGATACACAATGCCCGAGAAGCACGAGCAGCAGATGACACCAAGATCCTACAAAAGGTCAATGCTGTGAACCGAGTAGCGTTTACACAACGCTTTCCTGGTCAAGTTGAACACCATATGAGACTGGTAAGTGAACGCTTGCAAAGTTGTCTAAGCAAACCTGAACACATGCAATTAGATCATCCTGACACATGGCCAGCCACAGCAGAAGAAATCTTAAATCTAAGTCTAGCACTCAAGAACCTTAATGAAGTTCGTAGAGACTGGCGTATACCTGAAGAAGACTAATGCTTGATCCCATTGTGCTAATGCGTAGAGCCCTGCGTTGGGTCATGGATCAGCATGAAATTGCACCTGAAGCCTGGAACACACTCACAACTGACGCACAGCAAACACTACAAGAGCTGGTGATTGCTGTGAGTGATGACATGCGTTACAATGGTTTAAAATACTTTAGGCCATTTGAACATCAGCGGAGGTTCTTCAACACCACTACTGACCGTAGAGGTATTCTTGCTGCCAACAGGATTGGTAAGACGGTGTCAACCTGTTATGAAACTGCCTATCACTTGACTGGACAGTATCCTGACTGGTGGACTGGACATAGATTTGACAAGCCCATTACTGTTATGGTTGCCGGAGAAGGTTGGAGTCAGGTTGCTCTTGTGTTGCAACAAGAACTCTTGGGCACACCTGATGTCAAGCTGCGTGAACAATTGGGCACAGGTGCCATACCCCGCGATGCCATTGTGATTGATACCATGCGAGGTGATGGTGCCAACTGTATTGGTGTAGAGATTCGGCATGTGTCAGGTTCAAAAAGCTACTTGTTGTTTGCCAACTACACACAAGAGGTTAGACAATTGCAAGGCTTCAAGCTGAATCTAGCAGTATTTGATGAACAACCACCAGATGACTTTTTCTCAGAGATTGTCACACGTACTGCCACCACACAAGGCATGGTGCTGTGCAGCTTTACACCACTCAAGGGTCTAAATGGACTTGTGTCAAAGTTCTGGAATAGAGAAGAAGGCTATGACTATGTGCGTGTGGCCTGGGACGATGTGCCTGAATATGACCCATGGGGGGAGCCATTCCTATTACAAAGCACAAGAGATCAACTGGAGCGTGATTACTTGCCGCATGAACGTGAAGCACGTATGCAGGGCAAGCCCATTCAAGGTAAAGGTGCTGTGTTTCAGATACGTGAATGGCCCACATACCGACCGTCAGAGATTGACTTTAGAAGCATGCCCAACATACATCGCATCATTGCACTTGACCTGGGCCTTGTGAATGACAAGACTGTGATCAGCTTGATGTACTGGGATCCTTACGAACGCATGGCCTGGCTGCACAAACAAATCATTGTGCAAGGCATAGAAGAAGCTGTGCCCACACAGTATATCAATCACTTGCTGAGACCAGAAGTGTTTGGCACACCCATTGTGCTGCCACCTGATGCTTCAACGCCTGGACGCTACACCATGAGTGCTAACTCCATAAGAGAACTGTTTGAATCATATGAACTCAATGTGTATTCACGAGCCATTATGAATCCGCCTGACTCTGAAGGTCGTGTGACCAATCACAAAAGCTATGGCATAAACCAAATGCGACAGATGTTGGAAGTTGGCAGCTTGATGATCAACGAGAACTGTACTGGATTCCTAAATGAAGCCAGAAACTACTATGTGGACAACCAAGGCAGATTTAGTGACCCAGATGACTGTGTGGATTCAGCAAGATATGCTATACTGGGTTGTCTTAATGGTTTAGCAGAACCCTGGGACAACAGATCACCTGCCCAGAGAATGGCAGCACAGCGTGACCGTTATGTGCGTAGAGATGAAAGCTCTAAGCCAGCATGGAAACGCTCCTACTCACCGGACGCATAATGCAATCACTTTACAACATGATATTTGGTCAAGTCAATGCCTCCAGCAACTTGACATCACCAGCTGCACAACAGTCAGCAAACACAGCATTTACGCAAGCCTACTCAGCATATCAGCAGGGTGCTATTGCAGGCTCAAACGCAGGATTGGCACAGCAGATGTCAGCACAGCAATACAACAATCACCTGCTGGGCCTGCCTCATGGCGGTTATGCTCAACAGCACAATCCCAGACCAGACTGGGTGTTTGCTGGCACACCTTGCCGAAACGCAGAAGAATTTGCTGACCGCATGTGGCCTGAAGCCTGTGCTGAAAAAACAATGTTTGTGCTTAAATGGGCAGGAAGAACAGCCACACCATGACCACACCCAACCCAGACACTTTTGCCACAGCAAGACTATTCCTAGGCACACGCTTGATGCTGTTGTGTCATCGTCATGCTCTTGCCCTTGTGGACCTTGCTGATGGCAATGGCGTAAAATTAACAATTGAACCACTAGAGATAGAAGACTTTGGTGAACAGTGTCGTGCTTGCATGGCAGCTGATCCTGACCCCACACCCACAATTATTACTCAGTAAACCCTGGCTTTTCGCGATACCACTAAATAATGTATCCTGAGGACCCCTCTAAATGCTAGACATTAAAAATATACCCATTGACAAGATCAATCAAAATCGCAGACTCAACGCTAATCTTGTTCGTATGAAGAATCAAATGGATGTGAAGATGGCTTCATATCTACGCTACCTAGGCACCAAGAATGCTGTGAACCGTGCCAGTGATTACCATTACTTGGTGTTGGCTGTGACAGACTCTACAGCTCCTGTAAACGGCATAGATTATATTCACCCATCAGTAAAGCCTGCTGTGGATTATGCCACTGCTGTGATTACCAAAGGACTGGTGCCCAACGGTGAAATCAACTTTGAGTTTGTGCCTGATTCAGAAGAAGATGAATACGCAGCACGACAAGCCACTGAGATGGTGTCAAAAGTTGTTAACCAAATGAATGACCCGCACTTTATCATGGAACGCTGGGTGATGGATTCAGCCATGCACAAAAATGGCATGATGATGATCAAGCCTGTGCGTGAACCCATTGTGCGTTATGTCACAACAGAAGGCACAGCAGACCAGCTCACAGCATTTGAACAACAAGCAGCTGATTCAGGCCTTGTTGCCATGCGACAAAGCCGTCGTAGAGTCAGTGTGGACCTGCAGACAGCACTGGCAGAAATACAACAGAACCTAGGCTCTGAACGTGCTGCCATAAGTGAAGAACAACTGGACCAGTTTGTAAACAATTTGCCCCAGGATCCTGAAGAACAAGACGAGCCCATGGACCAGCCAGGTGCCATGTTAGACGCTGAACAATCAGTCTTGGATGACGCAATTGCAAGAAACACCATCTATTCGGCCAAATACAAACTAACAGGCTACAACATCAACATCAAGTTTCACCCTATTGCACAGCACTACTGGATTTGTGATCCCACTGTGCCTGAAATGCGTGAGCAACCTTTCTGTGGTTACTATGATCCCATGACCATACAAGAAGCAACAGAACTATATCCTGGTATTGACCTTGCTGAGTTTGAAGTGCATGCTGAATACAACATGAATGGTGCGTATCAAGCAGGATCAGTGCTGAACAACTTGGCTATTCACGCAAGAGACTCAGTGCCTGTTATGGGTATCCCAGTGAGTTCAGCAGCATCAGCTGACCCTGACTCAAGACAAGTATCAATTGTCACAGTATGGAACAAGTATGACATTGACGGAGACGGAGAACTAGAGCTTGTGGAACTGATCTATTCAGGCAGTTACATCATTTCCGCACGTGAAGTAGAGTTTATCCCTGTGGCCAACATGTGTCCCAAGCCCTTGCCCGGCAACTTTTATGGAATGAGCATTGCAGAGTCAGTTATTCCCATGCAGGAATACGCAACATCAGCCGCAAGAGCTGAAATACAGTTAGGCCTCTTGACAGCAACGCCAAGATTGGGTGTGAAACCCGACAAACTGGACTTTGAAATGCTGCAAGATGGCGAAGCTGCCATCTTTATCCTGGACTCTAAATTCAATCCTGCCACAGATGTGTATGCTGTTCCCCCACCATCAGGCAACTTGCAGTTTTTAGAAGTGGCCATGAACCGTATTCAGCAGGATACAATGGCCATGATTGGTATGACCACTCCACAAGATGTGTTCAATCCTGAAGTCATGAGCCCAGGCAATTCAGGCGTGAAGCTACAAATGGCCTTGACACCAAATCAAATCATTCAAGACAACACAGTACGCAACTGTGCCGAAGGCTTGAGAGAAGCACTATGGCTTACATGGCGAACTCTGATCCAGTATGGTGATGATTATGGTGTGAAGAAATTGGCTGCCAGCTCACATCCTGACAAGCAACCCATTTTCCTGGATTATCAAGCCTGGGATGACATGAACTTCTGTGATCGCAAGCAGGTTCACATTGAATTGGCCCTGGGCATGATGTCAGAAGAGAACGCTCTAGCCCGCACACAGATCATTCAGAAGGTGCAAACAGAATTATACAACACAGTGCAAGGCATGGTTAGTTCAGGCACACTAACACCAGACATATTTAAAAAGGTCAAGAAGCCTTTTGCTGACACACTATATCAATTGGGTGTGAAAGACTGCGACACCTACTTGCCTAGCGATGATGAAGTCAAGCAAATGATTGCTCAAGCACAAGAAGCTGCCAAAACTCGGGAGCCATCAGCAGAAGACAAACAGAAGCTGAGTGTGGCCAATTTGAACGATGTCAAAGCACGCCAAATTGAAATGGAAGTTGCTGGCACTGACGCTGAAAGCCAACTGGACTTTATGAGCATGGCTGCCGGAGATCCAAAAGTATACTCGTAATAGATTTTGAAAAGGAAATGATATGATAGATGACACAACTATAGAAGCCTACAACACACGACTAACAGTAGACCTAAACAACTACAAAAAGTTTACACCAGCACAGCGGGACCAGGTCAAGAAGTACGGCAGTGACGCAGAAGCACTGTTAAAGAACCGTGAATTGGCCTTGTTCGTTCATCACTTTAAATTCAGCATGAGTGATATCTTGCTCACAATTACCAGCCACTCAGATGAAGCCAACGCACACAGAGTAGCAGTGGCCAATCAACTTACAGGCATTGACGCATTTATTGGCAGCCTGAAACGAGCTGTGATGATGCGTAATAGAATTATAGAGTGGGAAAGCAATCAAACTCAATAAACTTGTATTTTAATCAAATAGACTAAATATCCTTACAACGGTAACCGCAAGGCCCGATTTGAAACAAGGAATTTTAATGACAACTATGATCACGCCTAATAGTCCTGACCCAGTGACTACGGCCAATGACAACCCAGCAGTCCCTAGCCTGGACTCAATTGCACAGAAGATGGCCGTCATGCGAGAGCAGACAGAACGTAACCTAATCCGTGCTACCGAGCAGACTGCAACAGGATCGGAAGAGCCTGTGGCCCACGAGAGTGTAGAGCCAGAAGTTGCTGATGCCAGCGACACAGAATACCAAGACGACACTGTGGAAGCAGATGCCCCTGAAGAGGTAAGCACTGACACAACAGAAAGCACAAGCGACGACCTGATCGACTTTATTGAATTTGCAGAGACTAATCCCAATGCCAAATTCAAGTTTATGAAGAACGGTAAAGAAGTTGTAATTGATGCCAAAAAAGCCGCAAGTATTCTAGGTCAAGGTGGAGCAATACACGAAGAAGCACGCCAGTTAAAAGTTGAACGAGCTGAGTTTGATGAATATATTCAAGCCCAACGTGCTCAACAAGAAGGACTAACACTGGCTATGGAGTTTACGGTAGAACCACGCTTGCAAGGTGCCTACAATGAGATTGTGAAAACGCAAGGTTATCAGACCACGTTCCAACAACAGCTTGCCAGAACGCAAGATCCCGGACAACAAGCCAGGATACAAGCGTCAATGAGACAGAATGAACAATACATTCGTCAACAGCAAGATATTATTGGACAACTGAAACCCGCAGTGGATCAATTTCGACAAGTTCGTAGAAATCAAGTGAGTGAAAGATTAGATTCTGCACGTAAGTCGTTCCAGGACAAGAAGTTGCGAAACGAATATGTCTATAACGAACTGCGTGACAAGGTCGTCAAGATTTGGCCACAAGCACATAGCGAGATTATTCCTGGCATTGCCAACATTGATTTGATCAGTTCAGATGAAAATTTATTAGCGTTGGTGAGAGATGGTCTAAAGTTTAGATCTCGATCTGCAACAAAGTCAGCAGGCAGCTCAATGGCAGCCTTGACACAACGCCGAGGAGCCTCAACTGGTGGTAGATCAAGTGATGATGGCATGACTAAACTTCGTGAACAAGCCAAAGCCGGCGATAAAAAAGCCGGAGACAACTTACTGGTGCAGCGTTTACAACAAATACGCGGCGGCAGAAGATAATAGCCAACATTCAAGGAGAATAAAATGGCAGAAATTACAACAAGTCAAATTGGTAACGGTACTACAGCATACGGCAGTGACATCGTTGTCAAGGATCTGGATCTAGACGTATCCAATCGTGTTAAAGATGATACACCTGTGTTGAACATGTGTATGAGCAAAAAGCGTAAAGTTAACTCCACGCTACCATTGTGGACTGACGACATCTATCGCTTGCCATCAGCTCAAGCTGTGCAAGAAGGTGCTGCTGTTTCTACTGCCAACGCTGAATCAAATTCACGTTACAACCTGGGCAACTACACACAGATTTTCCAGACAACTATTGCAGCCTCTGGAACAGCTCGTGCAGTGATGCAGGCTGGTGGCGACCCACAAGCCTACCAAGAAGTTAAACAGCTGATCGAACTCATGTTCGACGTTGAGCAACAATTGGTTCGTGCTGACCAAATCGGCACACAATACTCAGGCCAATCAGGCACAGCTATCACCAACCCTGGCACAAGTCAGACAGGTGGTCGTCGTATGGGTTCCCTGAACGCATTTGCAGGCACACACAGCTTTAACCCTTCAAACGGTGGCACAGCCAACATCACAACCAACACCAACAACGCAAGTTCTGACTCCAGCACTGCCAACGTTGGTAACTTGAACATCAGTGCTAATGGTACTGAGTTCTATACTGGCACATTTGTTAACCAATTGTTCCAGCCTGTGTTGTACAAGCAATTGGTAACAACTGCTGAACAGCGTTACAATGCCAAGATCCGCACAATGGTAGTTCCAACTAGCCTGCGTACCATGATCTCTGACAACATCGTTAACTCCAACACCAGCATCAACCGTCGTAACGTTGAGCGTGGTGACACAATTCAGACTTATGAAGGCGACTTCAATTACACATACGAAATCTATGATTCTTGGATCATGGACCAGTCTGGCGTAAGCGATCAAATCTACTTCATGAACGAAGATGTGTTGCAGTGGGGTTCATTGCGTGACCTAGGTCCCAACAACGAAGTTTTCTCAAATGCAGATGCAAGTTTAGACCAGTTCTTGATGGAAGGCACGCTAATTGTGCGTAACCCAGCAGGCGTTGGTGTTCTACACAACATCTCAGCAAGCGGTGCTGCTGTAAGCGGTGCACGTCCAAGCACATTCGTTCAGCGTGTGAACTTTGGAGCTGGCGACTCTTACTGATCTCAGTAGAGTTTGATGCAAACCAACAAAAGGGCTCCGGCCCTTTTGTCTTGAGTTCACCCCTGTATTTCTAGGAGGCACTAAATACTTGTATGAGTGATGATCTAAACAAACCCGAATATTTGAGCGACGCTGACCCAGAAAAGAATTTTGATTACTGGCGTCAAGACCATGGTGGCATGGTAACCAACCACAATGGCATAGCTGATACCCTGCTGAAAAACGACAAGTTATACAATGCCATGAAAGGCGACTGGCAACGCACCAGTTTAAGCGGCAGCCAAAACATCATAACCACTACTGGTCGTGAAGATGGCAAGTTCTACATCCGTCGTGAGCAAAAGAACGCAGAAGCTGTGGCACGCAGATGTCAAGCATATCGCAAAGCAGTGGAAGCTGGGCACAATGACCCACTTGCACCCATTGGCGATGATGGCAAACTAACATACAAATGGATGGACTTGCCCAATGTTGTAAGCATCCGTATCAGTGATCAGTATTTTGGTGGCATGCCCTGGGCAGCTATCAAACATGATCGTAATTTAAAAGCACAGTTTTACAAGGTAGTTGAAAAAGAATACAATCAGTACGTGTGCTATCCAGGCGGCAAACTGCCTATCCCAGTTGATGTCCCTTATCCTACCAAGGTTGGACAACAACGATTCTTTAAAGGCCATTAAACATGTTCGTAATCCCCACAGGTGATGCTCTCGTTGACTACATCAAAGACTTTACTGGTTCAACCAATGACGCTGAAATCAAGCAGTGTATTTTTCTAGCTGAACTAGACATGCGTAATGTTGAACTGCCTGCCCTGCGTAGTGATCCTTATGCTGTGGAAAATATTGGCATTGCTGATGCCAACGGTTACATTCCTATTCCAGCAGACATGAACAAACCCATTTTGTTCTTTAAACAAGGCAATCCTGGCGGACAACAAAACAGTCAAACTGGTCCTTGGATTGTGTATGATCGTATTGGCGACAGAGACATCATCACACAAGGCATGATTGCACAGTTGTATCTCTCTCCTGTGAATGTGCCTGCTGTGATCCGTGGCAAGTTCTCTGAAGTGGCTGACAAGTATCACTTCCTGCCCTGGATTGGTGAAGGTGCTGAAATCAATTTGTACTACTACAAGGCCTGGCCCTTGTTGTTTGCTCCTGCTGATGACACTGTGATCTCCACAACAGGCACAGTGGGTTCAATATCAGGTGCAGGTCCTTGGACAGCCACAATCACAGGCATGAGCACCACTACAGGATTAACTGTGGGTGATCAAATCACAGCCACAGCAGGTTCAGGCAGCCTGGGCGGCGGAGCAGGTGTGTACACTGTGGCCACTATTCCTGGCAACACCAGTATCACATTCACTGCAACTGGAGGCACAACACCCACAGCAGGCACAGTGACCAATGTGAGCATAACCAATCAGACAGTGCAGTCAAATGCTGTGCTACAGACTTGGCCAGAAGGCTATGTGTATGCCACATTGATGGAATACTACCTAAAGCGTCACAATGAACAAGACGCTGCCACCTGGAAAGCCAAATTTGATGATGCTTGGAACACAGTAGAAGATCAAAACAACAAAGGCAAATGGTCAGGTGGACACACTCGCTTTACAAGTGTTTGGCAACCACGTCAGTATCGCCAATACAACATCAAGTAAGGACCACAATGACAAGTTCAACAAGTTTATATTCATCAACACCGGGCAATGCCAATGTGGCTAGCAGTAACTTTACCACGTTGTATTCAGGATCAGGCACAATCAATCCCACACAGGCCTATGGCAATGCCAATGTGGTCTCTCTGTTGGCCACATCAACAGATGGCGGCAACACCATTGGCAACATATCAGCCACTGGCAATGTCACAGCTGATTACTTTATTGGGGATGGTTCGCAGCTGACCAATATCAACGCAGGCAATATTTCAGGCAATGTAAACTTTGCCAACACAGCAGGCACAGCACAATATGTTACAGCCAATGCACAAGCCAACATTACCAGTGTAGGCACGCTCACAAGTTTGAGTGTAACTGGAAACATCACGGGCGGCAACCTGCTCACTGGCGGAACCATCACAGCCGCAGGCAATGTCACAGCACCTTATTTTATTGGCAATTTGTCCGGCAACATTGCTGCCGCAGGTGCCAACACACAAATCCAATTCAACACAGGCAATTTGTTGGATGCTAGTGCAAATTTAACATTTGATAAGTCTACCAGCACATTAAAAGTCACAGGCAACGCCACATATCCTACTTCAGGGATTGAAATTACTAAATCATCTATTGTTGGCAATTTAACATTTGGAAACTTGCTTATTACCAACCAATTCCAAGGTACAAGTCGTGGTGCAGTGGTTATAGACACTACAGAATTGATTGTGGGGCAAGACAATGCTGCTTTAAGCACCAATGCAACTGTTCGTGCAATTAGAAACCAGGCTCTTGAACTAACCACAACCAATGCAGGTGCTCCTGCTGTGTATGTGGGCAAGTATGTGGCCAATAATGCATCATTAACAGGCAACGTAGATGTTCGTTCTAGCAATGTAGGCGGATATGGCGGCACAGGCAATATCAATTTGAGCGGTAATGTGTATGTGGGTCGCAACGCACAAGGTGCTGACGCAGCCAATGCCAAGGCCAACCTGATTGTGACAGACAGTGTGTATGTTAACCAGAATCTCAGTGTTGCTGGTAATATTTCGATTCCTAATCTAAGCACAACAGGAAACATCACAGCAGGCAATTTTATTACTTCAGGCAATTTGTATGGCAATGTAGTAGCTACCACATTAACTGGCACAGGCACAGCCAATTTAGACATCAACAACACTGGTGATGCCAATGTAACTATTCGACAACGTAGTGCTGTCAATGGCACTGGTGCCGTGTACGTGGATGCTAACAATCTAATTATTGGTAATGTAGGCAATAGTTCCAAATTAGTTGCTGCTCCAAGTAATGATTTAGTTTTAGCTGTGAGTGGCACTGGTGGTGCACAAATGTATGTAGGTCAAGCTGCTGCTGGCAATTTAGATTTGCGTAGTTCTGGCACAGCCATTTCAGGTGGCTTTGCTGCCAATGGCAATATCAATTTAAGCGGCAATGTTTTTATTGGCAATGCTGCACAACAAACATCTCCTGCGTCAACTGGTTTAAATTTAAATGTCGCAGGCACTATCAGTGCTGCAGGCAATATCACAGGCAACTACTTTATTGGTAATGGTTCACAACTAACTGGATTACCAGCAACTTATGGCAATGCCAATGTGGCAGCCAACCTGGCAGCGTTTGCCAACAACCCAATATCAACATCAGGCAATATCACAGCAGGTTATTTCTTTGGCAATGGTTCTGGTCTGACCGATATCAACGCTGCCAACATTGTGGGTGCATATGGCAATGCCAATGTGACCAACTTCCTGGGCAACGGGTTTGGTAGCAACACCATAACCACTACAGGCAACATTACATCAGGCAACTTGCTCACAGGCGGTGTGGTTAGTGCCACAGGCAATGTCACAGCCAATTACTTCATTGGCGATGGATCACTACTCACAAACATAACAGGTGCCAATGTCACAGGCACAGTGCCGCTTGCTCAATATGTTACACAAAATGCACAGGCCAATATTACTTCAGTTGGCACACTTACCAGTTTAAGTGTGTCAGGCAATGTGGATGGGGGCAATCTACGCACAGCAGGTGTAGTAACTGCCACAGGCAATATCAATGGTGGCAACCTAATACTACCCAATGGCGGACGCTATTATGGAGATTTTACAGCAGCCACCACAGCAGGACGCACTGCATTTCAGACCACTGCTACAGGAACCACAGCAGGCACTAACATAACAGTGCTACCAGGCATCAATCACACCACCAGCAACACTGCGTTCAACAGCAGTTATAACTTGTTTGCTTCACCTGATGCTGGTAACAGCACAATTGGAAGTCTGCGGCAATTTGGCAACCTAACAATCCTTACATCAATTGGTGTGGGCACAGGCACCGCTAGCAACATACGCATAGCAACTGGTTCTAGTCAAATCAACTTGCTGACCACTGGCAATGTGGGCATAGGCAATACTGCCCCACAACACGGTCTTGCTGTGCAAGGCACCGTGTGGGTGGGATCTAGTCTCACCGCAACTGGCAATGTTATTTCAACTCAAAATGTTATAACGCCAACCTTGTATGCCAATGCCATATATGACAATGGTACTGGCAATGTAGCAGTTATCACAGGCAATATTCAAGCAAGTGGCAATATTCAAGCAGTGAATAATATAGGTGCCAACACCGTGACTGCCACCAGTTATTTTAGTGCTCCTGCCTTGTTCACCAGCGATCTAACACCACCAGGCGGCGGCCCACTCAACACCACTACCACACTCAGCACCATTACAGGCAACTTGAGTGTGACAGGCACCATAATAGGCACAGGCAACATCACAACTGGCAGCTTCTTCAAAGCACAAAGCTACACAGCAGCCGCACTTGGTGCTATCACAGGCTCCATTGGACAGATAGCTGCCGTGAGTGATAGTGCTGGCGGTGGCAATCCCAATGGTATGTTGGCATTCTGGGACACAACAAATGCTCGTTGGAGTTACATACACGATAACTCAGCAGTTTAATAGGAAAAACAAGTGGCTCAAATTAGAAACCCTTTAGATGAAGTGCGAATTCCATTCGCCAAGATGTCATTCACACCTGATGTGCCATCAACAGCCTTGGGACCCAACGAATACAACGACGGTGTCAACGTAGAAACTGATGTGCGTGGCATTAGATCAATGTCAGGTGATCAAGAGATATTAGATGCCTTGCCAGCAGGATCTGGTGCACCCACATTCATCACAGGTGGATTTAGATCTGATGGTTACTTCTGGTTTGTGGTGGCTACCACAGCAGTGGGTGCTCAACCCGGCAGATACTATGCCTGGAACCCTGTCAGCGAAGATTGGATCAACATCACTCCCACTGATTCAGCATTTGATGCAAGCGAATACGCACAAAACACCAACATTACAGAAGCATGGAATGGCAATGTGTTGTTTTTAAACGACGAACACAATCCTCCTATATTTTGGCCAGACGCACCTGGTGCTGTGTTGGTCAGTTACAGCAACATTTCACCATTGGAAATAACCAGTATTACAGTTGCTGCCAATCCTGCAAATCGTGTGGTCACATTTGACAATCCCACCGCTCCTACCATACCATTTGGTGCTAGTAGTAGCATTATACTACAAGGCATGAATCCTCGTTATTATGATGGCAACTATGCTGTGATCTCCAGCACTGACACCACAGTGGAAATTGCTTGCACTGTTGCACAACCATTTGTGTCAGGCGAAATTGCTCCTCTTTATACCTGGAACTACAATCCCAACTGGTCAGGTGTGTATGCCAAGTTCATGCGACTGTACAACACTCCAAATGTGGGATCAATTCTAGTTGCTGGCAACCTAACAGCCACAGCCGTAGATACTTCAGCAACAGAACTATATCCTGTTACTGTGCAATGGTCACAAGCATTTGGCCTAAACCAAGCACCCACAACCTGGACACCCACTGTCACAAACGTGGCCAACCAGTTAGAGGTTCCGCTTCGTGGGCCAGCACTGGATGCGTTTCCTTGTAATGGACAATTCTTCCTGTGCTCATACTGGGACACAGTGGTGTTTTCACCTATTAACTATTCAACCACATCAGCACCTATCCTGGGTGTGCGACAATACAATCAAGGTCGTGGTTTGTTAAGTTCAAACTGCTGGGCCAACACAGACAAACTGGTGTATGGCGTAGATGCCAGAGACATCTGGGTGTTTGACGGTCAAGACTTTCAGGGTCTGGGCAACCAGCGTGTGAAGAACTGGTTCTATGATCAACTGGATCCACAATACTATGATCGTGTGTTCATGGAAGTAAATTCACAACGAAGCCAAGTGGAAATTTACTATCCAGACTCTGATGCTGTCAACGGCGTGCCCAACAAGATGTTAAGCTACAGATATGACCTAGACTGCTGGAACGCACCACGCGATGTCAGCGACGCCACATTCTCATGTGAAAGCCCCATTTGGCGTGATGTTACAGACAGTTCACTGCCTGTTTGGTCAGCAGAGTTTGGATCAAGAACAGTGGTGTATGCACGTGGCATTGCTGAAAGTCAAATTGTACAAAAAGATCAAGGCTACAGTTTTATCACAAGCAACACCAATCCCAACGGCAACATTGCTTCAAGTTTCCGCAGAGACAATATCAAGCTGTTGAAAGACTATTCAGGCAAACTTCTAGTGCATCGCATCTTGCCCGAAGTTGTTAATCTTGGTGCTGATCCGTTTACATCTGATGATGAACGCCCTATAGATCCTGCTGTGAGCACACACAAAGGCAATATCACTGTCACAATTGAAGGTGCCAATTCAGTAGGTTCAGCACCCACTGCCAAAACACCAGTGCAATTGGCTGTTGATGCCAATGGCAATGCAGGTGCCAATCCCTGGGCACAGATCAATCAAAATGCATTCCGTGTGAATTCAATTGTGTTAAGCAATACTAGCAACAATGATGTTTGGATGTGTTCAGCAACCACTTGGCAAGTCACACAGACCGAGGATGATCGTTAATGGCACAATTTCCCATTGAAATAGATGATGGACAAGCCATCAATGAAGCAGTAAATTATCTGTTGAGTGGTCCTGCTGGACTAGGACAGAACTTTGATGGTTTTAGTGCGTACACACCTGCTTATTTGACAGGCACATTTAGAGCACCATTCACTGTGCCTATAACAACCACTCCGGCTCCTAGTTTGTATCAGGCACCTATCAGCATTGGCAATATTGTTACACTTACAAATCCGCCTTCAATTGCGATAATTGATGTTACATATGCTGCACCACAAACACCTGTGCCATTTCAGGTAGGCGATACAGTCACTATTGCCAATGCAACGCCAGGCTATTACAATGACAATTATCCTCGAGGCGTAATTGAAGTATCTAGCACAGGACTCAAACTTCAATACGATGCTGTAAACGCTGTGCCCGCTTATGTTTCAGGCGGAGACATTGGAAAAAACGCCAGCAACACCGATGTGTCAACTGACTGCAATGGTCGTGTCACTGTGTATGGTCCCACAGACAAGGTGTTTTTGTCAGCACAGTTAAATTTGGATTTCACGTATGATTGTTCCACAGCAAGTGAATGGGATATTCGGATCAAAATTGATCGTTATGCTGGCTTTCCAACAACCACAGCCGGCGACAACGATTATTTGTTTGATCTAGACACCAACGGTAATCCTGTTGTGAGTGAACAAGTCACACACTATTCAGAATCCACTGCAGGTTCAAGTGGCAATGTAGAATATATCTTTACTACTGTGCTGGATCAACCCAGCTTTGGATACTACTGGTACATCTTGGACATAGAGTTTTCAACCAAGAATCCTGTGTTGGGTGGCGTGTTGGAACAACAATATGGATCACTAGCAAGTTACACCTATTCAGGCACTGGTGCCACACAAGTCTCAACCACAAGTTATACAAATGTGATTCCAACCACATTAACAGGCATTGGATCAGGTGCTGACATTGACATTGAATTGTTAGAGGGAGCAAGTGGTGCCTATACCCAAGCAAACACCACAATAAGTTTTGTCAACAACGCTGGCAGTGATTATGCTGTGGGCGATACACTACTGATTGCAGGCACTGACCTTGGTGGTGCTTCACCAGCCAATGATCTCACACTGACCATTGTGGCCATAGATCCACAATCGTATCCAGGCGATGCAACACCAGGTGTGTTCACACTAGGCCTACGCAGTTTTACTGCTCAAGTGATCAAGCAGTAAATATACAACAAGGTAACAAGATGGCAAACAATTACAGACCAATATCACCAGAGCAACTGGAACAACTGGCTCGAATGGGACGCAATGGCGACACTATGATAGCACACATCAATCCTGCGGAAGCCGCAATGTTGCGTCGCATGGGTGGTTCCGGTCGAATAAACCCTCGAACAGGCTTACCAGAGTTTGCGTTTGGATCTTTAAGTGATAGTTGGGGCATTGCTTACGATGGCGGCTTTGAAAGCGGCTACGACTTTGAAGGCGACTTTGGTGGTGGTTTTAACGATAGTTTTGGCTATGGTGACAACCTTGGTTTTATTGACAATGAACCCAGACCATATGTTCCTACCTTTGATAACGTAGGTGTTCCAGACCATAATTATTTTACTCCAATTGATGATACACCTGTTGATACCTATGTGCCACCCGCATATGACTACACAGTGGATGAAACTGGCAACTACAACAACTATGTGCCACCTGTGGTTGACACTTATGTTCCGCCCGCAGTTGACACTTATGTGCCACCTGCATATGACTACACAGTGGATGAAACTGGCAACTATACCTATAATACTCCATATGTGCCACCACAAGACACTTATAGTGTTCCAATTGACACAACTAATACAGCAACGCCAATAGTTACAACACCTGTAACAGGCGGCAACATTACAGATACTACAGGCCTGGACACAGGTCCAGTAATACCTAATATTACAACAGGTGGCACAGGCACAACTACTATTGACACAACAGGTGGCACAACAGGTGCAGTTTCACCAACTGATGTTACAACAAGTACCACTGGTGGCACAACAGATACAACAACTACAACAGGCGGCACCAGTTCTATAAGCCCGGATGGTGCCAGTGCCACAAAGTCTGATCAAGGAAATGTGTTTCAAACTCCAGGAGCATTTGGTGATACCATTCCTGGCAGTGTAATGGACAATGTTCCTAATAATTCAACCGTAGTTCAAAATAGTAATGGAACATATTCAGCATATGATCCTGCAACAAATACAATTACAAACTACAACGGTGATGGCACAAAGGTCAATAATAATCCTACTATTACAAGCATCAAATATGATGGTATGGAATATACTGTTAATCCTGATGGAACCTGGACCTCTAAACCAATAGAAACGTCTACCACAATAGGTGGCGTGTTAGGCACTGGAGCAAGCACTGACACATCAACCACAACACCATTTGCAGGCACAGGATCAACTGCCAGTGTGAATGATTTTATTGTGAGTGAATATGGTATCATTGGATCAGGCGGAGAGGCTGTTAAACCTACAATTGTATTTGTAGAGTTGGATCCAATTAATAATACA